CTCGGGAGCGTCGGAAGCCGCCGGAGCCGGCCTTCACGTCACTGAGTTCAGGAGAGTTATCGCGGGCCAAAGTTAAGCCTCCCTGGAGCGGAGCGTGAAAGGTCAGTGAAGCCACGAGAGCCGCCGCCGCCACGTGTATCCACAAAGCCACTCGCTATCTCCTTGTCCGCGGCGAACAGGTCCTCCTTGCCGGCGATGCTGAACGCCTGGCCGGCGCCACTGACTAGGGCCCCTGTGATGGATGCCTTGGCCTTTTGAGCGGCTGCCTTCTTCTCGGACTGGAGGGACGCCACGCGGTTTCGCCGGTTCGCCTCGATACGTGCGAGGTCAAGGCCCGCAACGCCGCCGATGTCCCCGGCGGCTCGCGTGACGTTGGCCGAACCAGCACCGCCGGCGGCTTCGAATGCCACCAGCATGGAACTGAGTTCTCGGTCGGCCTGGGCCTGGCGGTCGGACTTCTCCGACTGCGCCTGGATGTTGGCTTCTCCCTGTTGCCGGGCGGCCTCCTTGTCAGCGGCCTCGGCCTGTTGCTGTGCGCCGCGTATGGATGATACGGTCTGCACTGCCGTCAGGGCGAATGCTGCGATGGTTTCGATGCCCATTAACCTTGCCTACTGACTTCGTTGAAAAAGGCACGCCAGGAGCCGGCCACGATCCGATGCGGGAACGGAGTGGAGTTGATCACTTCGATCTTGACCGTGTCACCCCGACTGCGAACCGGCACCTTGAAGACGCCCTGGTCCGCGATAGCAACATCATCGATGATATTGTCATCATCCCCAATTACCCGCCCCGTAAAGTTGTATGTTCGAGCACCCCTACTCAGCGGTGTAATCTGCACCGTGAAGAAGCCGGTGTCTTCGTACTGAAAGCTGATGTCCCGCATCTGCAGGCGACCAGACAGTACGGCGCCCTCCTTATCCCGAAAGTGCTGCTTAGACAGCTCCACAGTGCTGGTGTATTGTCTCCCCATGTAGGCAGCCGCCGCCGAATGGTCGTCGCGCGCCGCGAGACGCTGATCCCATTCTGTTACTGTCACCGTCCCGGAGGTGACCGACGTGCCCGTGGGGGCTTCAAAGTCGTTGGCCGTCACTGGGTCATCAACACTAAGCGTCAAGGAGCCGTCACCGTTGTCCACCGCACTAATGGTCGGATGCCCGTCCGTCGCGTCGTTGATACACGTAGCCAACTCGCCAGCATCAACGATGTCACTGCCGCTGATGTCAAACTCTCGGTTCGCGGTCGTCGTGGTGGTGGCGTGCGCTGTATATGTCTGTGACGTCGTACCATCATCCAGGATGACAGTCTCATTAGCCACAACCGTAGCCAGTTCCAGCTTGTATTGCTTCGGGTAGATCAGCGTCAGGCGCCGTCCGGGGACGTCGCCGCCAGGACCAAGGCAGACCTCAGCGTCATCGTCATGGCGCCACGTAGGGTCCCAGTAGGTGTAGTCATAGGTGCTGTCATATGTGCCGGTAGCCGTGTCCCTCTGGTCGATCAGGGGGATATACCCCATCGTCGTGTCAAATGCCTCGTCGTCTACCGGCATTTGCTCGAGATAGATGTTGCCGTCGTCACGCTCGATCACCAAAACCAGGAAGCCCGACAGAACCGCCATGCCGTGAACGAGCGCGTTAGCCTCAGCGGCGCCGAAGGTGTACTTGGACCAGGACGACATAAGCTTCTCGTTGCCGCTGATGAAGGTCCGATAAACGTAAACGGCGTTCTGCTCGCCTGTCGTCAGCACGAACAGGGTGCCTGTTTGGGTGTCCGCGGCCATCTGTAGGACGTCAATAGGGATGTAATCGTCAACATGCTTGCTGATGTCAGCGGCCGTGTTGGCTAGCGCAGCCTCTTCCAAGAAGTACTCGTAGATCGTCGAGTGGTCCGGCGCCGCGCTGGCGAAGTACAGGACGTCGCCAAGGGACACCGGGCGTGCAGTGACAGACGCGGGGTAGTTGGTCGCCTGGTCGAACGTCGCCGTGGTCGGCGTGAAGGCGTCTGTAGACGACAATTCGAACTGTGCGCGGTCAGAGGTGCTGAACAGGATCTTTCGGAACACCGTCGCAAAGCGGAGTATGTTGATATCGTTGGTCGCCGCCTTACGGTCGATGGGGTCACCGTCCAGCTGCTCAACAGCCTTTTCGGGCCACATGTTGAATGGCAGACCTATGCGCCCAAGAAACTCATTCTCGTCAGCCAGGAAGCCCAGCCGGTTACGGAAGAACACCACGTCGTTAATCTGCTTACCGATGAACGGAGGCTCTGGCGTGATGGTTTCGTCGCCCACAGCACGATCTTCCCAGGTAGCAGCCTGGAATGTAAAGGTGCCGTCCGCATTGCGGACAAGCTCGTGAGGCATCGACGAGGCGTCAAAGGCGTTGTGAGCGTTGGGGTCCGCGACCTCCACCCACAGGTCGTCGTCTGGGTCGTCATTGACGTAGTAGGCCGTGAAGGCGTTGTCGTCTTCGATGATCTTGTAGATGCCCGCTTCACCGTCTGGGGCGGGGATACCGGCCGGAGGGGTGCCAACGGCCGTAGTGCGCGCGGTGTCTACAACGGTCCCACTGTCCGCTTCGGCCATGCGGGTCGTGACGGTCTTGTTGGCTATGAAGGTGTGGTCGACCACTGTGACGGCGGCAAGGTCTTCAGGCCCGGCAACGTCCTCGAATAGGTACGTCTTGTCCTTGAAGGTGGCCCAGATGGTGATGGTGTCGTCCGCCGACGCCATCCCAGTGGTGATGTTGATGCGGATGTAGTTGTGGTCGCCGGTCGCGACAGCGTCTACCGTGGTGGAGAAGCTGCCCGAAGCGGCGCCCCCCTTGTCAGTGGCGAGGTCGTTCCACGCCGCTCCGTCTGCGGAGCCCTCAACCTTGAACCGCCCAGTGGTGGCGTCAGACAGCTGCCAGGCCCAATCGAATTGTGTATCGGCGTGCTTGATTTGCTTCTCGAAATCGACGCCGTCTACTGTGACCACGCCGGTTCCTGTGCCCAGCTCGCTATTTTCGACTAGGAAGTACCGCTTGGTGTCCCCAATGGTCACCGTGACGGCTGCGCCGGTGATGGCGTTATAGGCCAGGATAGAGCCTGACGTGTCGATAAGGATGACGTGCTGCTCTGTGGCGGAACGGTCGATGAAGTGCGTAAAGTACTCTTCGGTGATGTCAACGCCGGCAAGCGCCGCAATGTGCTGCGTGCAGGGGCGCTTCTCAAAGCCGCCGGTGGCGACTGAGCTCAGGGCGTTGGTCTGGTTCTCAACCTGACCCTCTTTGCGGACGATAGTGGGCTGACGGGAGACGCCGCCGAAGAAACTTGGCAGGCTGCGCTCTACCAGCTTGCCCATGTCAGATCCTTATTATTGGAACGCCGAGGGATTGTTCCGGTACACGGTGGCGAAGACGTGCGGGTTCGAACGGAGCATATTGATCCCTTCATTCTCCGAGTCCTCATTCACTGCCGCGACCATCGCCTCTTCAACGTCTTCACGAGTGAACTGGTAAAGCACCTGAGAGCCCATCACCTGCTTCTGATACTTGTGCGCCGCACTGGTAAAAATGTAATACTGCAGCAACGGCGTCAGGTTCGCGAACTCCTGAAGCTGTATGATCGCCACGTTCAGCGTGGTCTCTGTGGTCCAGGACTCGGTGTCGTTGTCTTGGTCGTACAAGATCCACTTGGTGTCATCGGCCGAGCGAACCATCTTTGCGTCGACCCAGCCGGAAGACGTGGGAAAAGACACAAATCGCTTTTTGGGCCGCGGGTTGGTGGTGTCCACACGGAGTGTGTTGGTCGGAAGGAGGAAGTGGTCGTTGGCGTCGACGGCAAGCTCTACGTCCCAGCGTGTGTTGACGTGCCACCCGAGCGCCTGGATGCGCCGGCTCTCAATATCTAGCAGCGCTTCCGCGATCTCCGCGTCGTCCAGTCCGGAGCTTAGAGAGTTTACCGGGTCCTCTCCGATCGACCTGAGCATTTCGTTGACGGCCTGGAGCTTCGTCAGGTGGCCGGAAAGCGTCATGGTCAGTCCTTCTTGGGTGAGGGCGGAGCGTGGTCAACCTTCTTGAGTTGGTTGATAGTCGCGCGGATCTGTGCAGTGGTGAGTGCCATCAGAAACTCCACGGAAAAAACGGGGAGGGCTCAGACCGAAATCTCAGCCCTCCCCGATGCCCACAAGGAGGAGGAGAGTTATGGGCAACTCTCAGCCTAAGTCAGACTTAAGCCGTAAACTCCCAAGTGCCCTCGTTGCGAACTGGGCCGTGCCCAACTGCAACTTTGGCGACGATAAAATCCTCTTGCCGCCTCGTGTCGCGTGTGCTCTCGACGCCCATTCCCACCAACTTGGTAGTGCCAACGCCATCGCGGTGCCAGCCCAGGCCCAGGGTCGTAGAGAAATTGGCCCGGTACTTGGACTTGACGTCGCTGTTGGCGCTGTCGTCAGCCTGAGGGATCAGGTTTGAGCGCATAACCTGGATGCCATCCTGCTCGAGAACGGTTGTCACGCCACGGCCACCTTGGTTGCCGAAGGTGTGACGAACGTCCGCATACAGGAACGGGTTACCAGCCGTGTCCGCCTGGTTGGCGTACAGGATGCTGTCGAAGGTGTTGTACGGAACAACGACCCAAAGAGGATCGCCATCGGGGATGTTGTCGGCGCCAGCGCCGATCCGCATCACCCTAAGGGCTTCCCACCACTGCGCACCCACGGCAGTCGCCGCCAGCGTGCCGGACAAGTCCGAGCTGGTGATGACCTGTCCCGCGGGGAACGGAGACGTGGTCGCCGAGCCGCCGCCGAGCGAGCTATCGTCGCGGGCGGTTTTGACAATCGTCCGCATAACGTTGGTGTCGAACACGCGGCCAATGGCCTTGCCCAACTCCTCAGTGTAACGCGAACGAACGTCGAAGTGGCTCATAGCCTCGTCGAGGTCGTAAATGCCGATGTGCGACACGAGCAGGCCATCAATGCTGATGACACGCTCGGTCTCGTCGGTATCCTGCCCGAGCATTTCTTGCCCAGCAGAGTGGTACGCCGCATCGCAATATGTTCAACAGGGCTCGCTAAGCACTGCTCGCGCCATTACGCGCAGCTACACGTCACCGTGTAGATCGGACTATATCTTATGGCGTTCAATGTAGTTTGCCAAACTACGGAGCGTCTCAGGATTTTCATATGAGCGGCCAATCACAATGTTGCACGCATCACACAATAATCCGCGGATCTTTCCCGTGGTATGACAGTGGTCAACACAGAGCCCAACATTAGACCACCGTTGTCTGGGGACAATATCAGAATTGGCTTTTCGACCGCAGCCGACGCACTTATGATCCTGCGCTTCCAGCATTGCGGCTAAGTCATCGTTAGTAAGGCCGTATCTGTAGAATGCCCAGCGTTGTGCTATACGCTGTCTAACGCACTCCTTACAATCAGGACGGACCCCGCACTTGTGTTGCTTGGACCTATAAAATTCCGATAAGGGCTTATCACCCCCACACTTACTACAAACTTTCAACGCCATCCCCGCGCTTCGGCCCGCTTGGGCCTACGCTTTTCAGCTAGTCTCTGAACCTTCATGTCTCCTCCTACATGCTTGGCTGCTGATTGTCTTCACTTATGAAGAGATCCCAGCAATTCACGGGGTTTATAGAAGGCTATACGACTAACCTTCCAGGTCTTCGGGACTTAA